ACGATTGAATCCGGAATGGGTGGGCTGGTTAATGGGATACCCTCCGAACTGGACGGATATTGGAACCAAGAGCCTGAAGGAATTGAAAGAGTTAACTTAGAAAATGACAATAGAAAAAATCGTTTACAATCTCTTGGAAATGCAATAGTGCCCCAGGTAGCTTATGAAATTTTTAAAGCAATTCAAATACACCACGAAGAAATTACTAAACCGATGCAACCACAAACCAATTTAATTGAAGCCTATCATCTCCTGCATAACGGGATCTTGGCTTTATCAAGAGCCGAACAACAAGGAATTCGTGTTGATGTGGAGTACCTTGATAGGAAGAACACCTTCTTAAACAAAAAGATATTGCGCTTAGAACGTAAATTTGAAGAAAGCAAGTTCTACAAAGACTGGGAAAAATCTATAGGAAAACCACCAAACCCAAACAGTGGTGTACAATTGGGTAAGTTCCTTTATGAAGTCAAAGGATTGAAGCCACCGAAACTAACGGACTCCGGCAAGGGCTCCACCGACAAGGAAGCAATCACAACCCTGAATATAAAGGAACTCAACGGTGTTTTAGAAGCTAGAAAACTGAGAAAGATCAGGGACACCTACCTTGATGGATTCAAAAGGGAGCAGGTAAACGGTGTGATCCACCCCTCGTTCAACCTGCATCTGGTTAAAACCTATCGGTCTTCTTCCGACAAACCCAATTTCCAGAACATTCCAAAACGGGACAAAGAAGCTATGACCCTGACCCGGGGAGCCCTTTTCCCCAGGGAAGGACACCAGTTGCTTGAGGTGGATTATGGCCAGCTAGAAGTCAGGATTGCTGCCTGTTACAACCAGGACAAGAGATTGATTCATGACATTCTCAACGGGGACATGCATGCTGATATGGCAAAGGAGTTATTCATAATCGATGACTTCGATAGGAATATTCCCGAACACGATTACCTGAGAGCAGCCACGAAGAACGGATTTGTCTTTCCTGAATTTTACGGCAGTTATTACAAAAATACTGCCGATGATCTCGCTTATAAGTGGGGTGAACTCCCCCACGGCAGATGGAAACCCGGACAAGGCGTGTCAATGCCCGTAGGAACGCTGTCAGACCACTTTATATCGAAAGGCATCAAATCCTATGACAGGTTCGTTAAACACGTACAGAGGATTGAAAACGAGTTCTGGAACGTGAGGTATCGTGATTATACAAAGTGGAAAGAGAAATGGTGGAAGATGTACCAGAAGAACGGATACATTGAAACTTTCACTGGATTCCGCTGCACCGAGATAATGGGAAAGAATGATGCTATTAACTATGCAATTCAAGGTGCTGCTTTCCATTGTCTGCTCTGGTCCTTTATCAAATTGGATGAGATGGTGTCTAGAATGGGATGGCAATCAAAGTTAATAGGACAGATTCATGACTCTATTATTTTTGATGTGTACCCTCCTGAACTACCTATGCTGATTAAGCACGTTCGACAAATCACAACAATTGATTTACCTGCGGCTTGGAAATGGATTACCGTACCGCTGGACGTTGATTTTGAGATTTGTGATGTCAATGCCAGTTGGGCTGAGAAAAGAAAAATGTAGTACTAATTAAATAACATTATGAGAAAATTAGGTGTATTTAACAGTAAAAATAAAGATAACTATTACATGCCAGATGATACGAGGATAGATTTTACCGATACAGGAATTGCCTTTTATTCAAGTTCAAAACCTTCACACGCTATCTTATGGCTTCCAATTGGATGGGGATATGTTTGGATGGATGACTTGGAAACTTAAAAAAAATATGAAATTAGTACGTTATTTAAAATTTTTTTCGTTTAATATAGTAGAGGTTTGTTTTCATGGTTGAGGGGTGTGGATATGTTAGTTTGGTTTAGGGACATTTTTCACACCCCTTTTTTAAGTTCTTTGAAAGTTTGGAAAAGGAGTTTAGCGACACTACACAGACCATACCTTGGGGGTGAAAGAGAGCTGGGGCCCACGCCTCCTTTTCCATTTTTTATTTAAGATGCTAAATCCAACCGCTAAGAAACATAAGGGAGAATATGTATTGTAGAGAGGGAAGCACCTTGACCTTGACGTATGAAATAGGACGTTGGGTATTCCAAGTCATGGGACAAAATAAAGAGGGGGAGCATATTTTCAGGGTGTCAATAACAGCCTTGCGGCAATGGTCAGGAGAGTCCTCAGTGAAACGGGGATTGTTTCACTCTCCTGTTTTTTGAAACTAATTAACACATAATATTATGAGAACACTGAAATTAAAAAGAGACACATTCATTCGGACATTTGGACCTACAATGAAGGATAAGCTGGGAGGAATGCATGCCTCTCAGGAAATAGATCCTATTCGGTATGTACAACCATCGGACGGAATCTTGAAGGACTATGATCAAGTTGAAGTGGCTCAAAATATCATAGCTGGGTCTGGTGATTGGTCCAGGATTCCTATTGAAATCATAGCCACTTTTAAAGTTGAAAAGTATGATGATCTTTCAGTCCGAATGGTATGCGTGAAAGTCATGGTGCCTGGCGTTGAACAAGAAGTAAACCAACCATGAACTACGGAGATGATATGTATATCGATGAGAATGCTCTCGATATAGAGTGGTTGGATCAAGCTAGTTTAGCTATGAAGTATGGGAAATACTGGGCTAGATGTCGGGAGGTTTTAACCAGAGCAGAAGAAAACATTAAAGTAATTAAGGCACAGCTTGTACAGGATATATATCATAATCCAGATGAATGCTTAGGCAAAGGAAACAAACCAACTGCCATTAATATTGAAGCTTATTACCGCACCCATGAAGATCATATCAAAGCCAAAGAGGAATGGGTTCAGGCTCAGTATGAATTTAATATGGCAGAAGTTGCCAAGTGGGAAATTAGTAATACCCGCAGACTCGCTCTCGAAAACTTAGTCCGGCTTCACGGCCAGCAATATTTTGCCGGACCATCCGTTCCCCACGATCTGGCCGAAATCCGGGAACTTAAAGAAGAAAAGCAGAATAAACTGCATAGTAAAATTGGAAAATCATTAAGAACTAAAAAGTAATCAAAGAATGACAACAAAGAAAAAAGGCATGTTCAGCGGCAGGACTCGCAGAAGCATGGAAAAAACAAAAACAAATTACGGGTACCTGAGACTGCCGAGTGACTTGGATGTTTTCAAGCCAGAGGGTGGAACTGAAGTTGTGCTTGACATTCTCCCTTACATTGTGACCGACAAGAATCACATGGATCATAAGAAGCATCCTGACGATGCCATCCTTGGCAACATGTGGTGGAAGCGTCCACTCAAGGTCCACAGGAAAGTAGGACCGGACGAAATCACAGTCGTTTGTCCCCTCACCTACGGCAAGAGGTGCCCAATCTGTGATTATGGAACCAAGCGCAGGAAAGAAGGTGCTGAATGGGATGAACTGAAGGAAATCTTTCCAAAGGATCGGACCGTGTTTATTGTAGTTCCTGTTAACACCGAGGAATGTGAGGTGGATTATGAAGCAGGATTACCACACGTATTCGACATGAGTGATCACCTGTTCCTAAAATACCTGGATGAAGAGGTTGCCACCGACATTGATTTCGAAGATTTCCCGAATCCTTTCTTTGGATTAAATCTGGAAATCAGGTTCCGGAACAAGAGCTTGGGAAAAAACAAGTATGCCGAGGTTTCCAAGATCAATATTGTTCCCCGTGCCAAGGGAGAGCAGTACGATGAAGAGTTCATGGAAACCATTCCAAAACTGGATGACCTGATTAAAACCTATTCCTTCGAGGAATTGGAAGCTCTGTATTTTGATATGGAAGACATTGAAGAAGAAGTGGAAGAAGTTGAGGAAGAAGAACCTACTCCACGCTCAAAGAAAAAAAGTAGGGTTAAGGCTGCTCCCGTAGAGGAGGATGAAGACGAAGATGAAGAAGAGGAAGAACCTACTCCCCGTAAGAAACGTCCATTGAAAAAGAAGCCTGTAGTAGTGGAAGAGGAAGAAGAGGACGAACCAGAAGAGGAAGAAGAGGAAGAAGAGGATGAGGAACCCACTCCTAAGAAAAAGGCTGCATCAAAGAAACCTGCCGGTGGTAAAAAGGACAGGTGTCCATTTGGACACAGGTTCGGAGTTGATACCGAGAAGTTTGACGAGTGTGATGACTGCACATTGTGGGATGCCTGTGCTGA